AAAAATGATGTTTCACGTGGAACTGTGGCAAAGTGAATGTTTCACGTGGAACAAACAGGTGGATGCACAAAACTGTTTCACGTGGAACAATAAGTGTTAACAACAGTTAATTTATTTCTTTAATACTTTTTAACTAAAATAATTTGGTGGTTTAATATATTTGTCGTATCTTTGCACCGTGTTTAATAAATAATATAAGTTTAACAATTTAAATTAGGTAAGTTATGAACGAAAATTTTAATGAAACTGTTTTCAACTGTATTACAAGTGTTAACGCTCTTATGACTTCAAACGAAGTCGCTAAAGACGATAAGGCGGTTATTAAGTTGAACCGCTTTAAGAAGTGGTTGAATGAGTTTGCAGCTGCAAACGGTTTGAACGAAGTAAAGTAACAACAGAAGTTTAACGTTTTAAAAAGATTAAGTTATGGCTAAAGGTTTTAGTTTTGCAAGTAAGTTCAACAAAACAAGTTTCGGTATTGATACAACCGATTTTCCGTTTGTAAAGTTGACCGATATTTTCAATAGCAATAATGATGGTGGCGGTGATGTAGTTCACCCTATCAACGGTTTGTACGTTCACAAATCGCAGTTAGGTGATTCACCTGTTATTATTGATGCAGAAAATAAGCGTTTGGTGAATTTGCCACAGTTCACAGGTGACACGATTCGTGAGATTCTCGCAGATAGTGAGGCGGTTGACGCTATCAAAGCCAACAAAGTTGGTTACACGATTTACGAATATGAATCGCACGCAAAGAAATGTTATGGTATAACTTTCGTTGATAAGTAGTTTTCGTAGGGTAAAGGGTGGATAACGTGACGGGGTAAACAGTAACTTTGTTTATTGTTGCCCCGTTTTTTGTTTCATTTTAAAACTGTAATAATATGGCTAAATTGAATCCGATAGGTTTTTCAAAAAGAACTTTTGCATCAACTTCTAAAATACACGTTGACAAACAGATAATGGATGCAATAGAATCACGTGGCTATTTACGCAAAGAAATCGCCCGTGTATTTCAACAGGCAAATCGAAGAATCCAAAACGTGGAAAAAACGGGTTTGGTTTCGCCCGCAGTTGTTGCGTTGAACAAAGGTGACATCAAAGGTTTCGCAAAATTTTCAATGAAACACGATTGGAACGATTTAAAAATCGAATATTCCAAAGCGGTTTCTTTTTTGCAACAACCTACATCAACGGCAAGTGGTACACGTGAGTACTCAAATCACTTAAAGAAATCTTATGACTTAAACGACAAAGAATTTAAGTTGATGCAAGATAAATTAATGGGCAAAATTGCAAGTGTTTCCGATGAAAGATTTTTGGAACAATACTTAATGCGGTACAAAGATTTCACGGGTGAACTAGAACGGGAATCCCGTGACGTTTCCGACCAAATCGAAGACGATGCGGTTAGAATAGAAAATGCGTTGGATGATGCAATAGACAAAATCGCACATGACCCAAATAGTGAAGCATACGTGAACAACGTTGACAATTACAACACCGATGAGCCGTTAAAAAAGATATTGCAAGAATTTGAAAAATTTGGTTTATAATGAAAAAGATACCCTTTGAACTACAAACAGAAATTTACACCCCAAAAGATATTGCAAAGGTTTTATCTTTGGCGGTGAACGAAAAGAATTTTACAGGCAATAATAAGGGCGAAAAGTTCCTTAATGTGCCTGTTTCTTTCGATATTGAAACAACTTCATTTTATCGTGATGAGGATGGCGAAACATACAGTTATGAACGTTATATGAAATTAGGTGGCAAGCAAACCAAAATGGAAAAATGTTCTTTAATGTATGTGTGGCAATTTGGAATAAACGGTTTTTGCATATTGGGTAGAACGTGGGATGAGTTTTTGCAGATGTTAGCCGAAATCGTGGCTATATTGGAACTTTGCCCGAAAAAACGTATTATTATATACGTACATAACTTAGCTTATGAATTTCAGTTTTTCCGTGAATTGTTAGATTGGGAAAAGGTTTTTTCTATAGACCTTAGAAAACCGATTTACGGAATAACTAAAACGGGTTTAGAGTTCCGATGCAGTTACTTACTTTCGGGTTATTCGTTGGCGAAATTGGGTGAACAACTTCACAAATATAAATGTGAAAAGTTAGTCGGGGATTTAGATTATTCCCTGTTGCGTCACAGCGAAACACCGTTGACCCAAAAAGAAATCGGTTACTGTTTGAACGACATCAAAGTTGTTATGTGCTATATACAGGAATTAATAGAACAATATAAAGGAATAACACGTTTACCGATTACAAAAACGGGGTTTGTACGCAAGTATTGCCGTTCGGTATGCTTTAAAACAACTGACGAAACAGGCAAGACGATTCTGAACTTTAAATATATTGATAAGATTCATTCTTTGAATATTACAGGTTTAGAAGAGTTTTCTATGCTGCAAAGGGCGTTTAGTGGTGGTTTCACGCACGCAAACGCAAAATATACTGACGAAGTAATTGAAAACGTAGATAGTTACGATTTTACTAGCAGTTACCCTTATGTTATGGTGTCGGAAAAATTCCCTATGAGCACAGGTGTTTTTGTTCCTGTAAAGTCTATGAAACAATTTGAGTTTATGACTAGCAAATTTTGTTGTGTGTTCGATGTAGAGATTACAAACATTTTTGCAAAATCAGAAAACGAAAACCCTATATCGGTAAGTAAATGTTTCGTCAAAGAAAACGTTTCCGAGAATAACGGTAGATTGGTTTGTGCAAAGAAAATCTGTATGACGATTACCGAAATAGATTACAAAGTGTTTTCACAGTTTTACACGTGGGAAAAAATAAGAATCGGGCGAATGATTTGTTACCGCAAAGAATATTTGCCGACCGAATTTGTGGAATCAATTTTGCACCTGTATGAAATGAAAACGAAACTTAAAGGTGTAAAGGGTAAAGAAGTGGAATATTTGAACAGCAAAGAAATGCTCAATAGTTGTTACGGTATGTGTGTTACAAACCCGTTGCGTGATGAGATTCTATGTGACGGTGAAACGTGGGATGTGGAACACCTTACAGGCGAAAAGCAATTAGAAATGCTCAATAAATACAACGATAGCAAAAACCGCTTTTTATTTTACCCGTGGGGTATATACGTTACCGCTTATGCAAGAAGAAACTTGTTTACGGGTATTTCTGAATGCGGTGACGATTATATTTACAGCGACACCGATTCAGTTAAAATAATGAACGGGGATGCCCACAAAGAATATTTCAAAGCATACAACGATTTGGCACAACAGAAATTGCGTGCAGCCTGTAAGCATCATAAAATCCCCTTTGAAAAAGTTGAACCCGTCACAATAAAGGGAATAGCAAAACCTTTGGGGGTTTGGGACTATGAGGGTAGATACAGCCGTTTTAAAACTTTGGGTGCTAAAAGATATATGGTTGAAGAAGAAAATGCACTTACAGTAAACGGTAAAAATTATAATTACTCTATGACCGTTTCGGGTGTTAACAAAAAATCTGCTATCCCCTATATGGTGGAAACGTACGGTGAAAATGGTGTGTTCGATGCGTTCACAAACTATCTAGACATTCCACCGAGTGCAACAGGTAAGAACATTCACACGTATATAGATTACGAACAAACGGGAACGATAAAAGACTATAATGGAAACGTTTCAAGTTACGATACGACCACAGGGGTACACTTAGAACCAACTGGGTACACTTTAAGTCTTTCAGTTCTTTATATAAATTATTTAATGGGAATAAGATTAAAAAAGGAATAATATGAAACAGAAAAAAGAAAAAGTTGAAACACCTAAATTTTACACGTTGAATCGTATTTTATCAAAAAATGCAGATTACAACGTGATTTTCGGTGAACGTTCCAACGGTAAGACCTATGCAACGTTGTTGTACGGTATCAAAGAATATTTGCGCACAGGTAAACAAATGGCGTATATTAGGCGTTGGCGTGAGGATTTGAGGGGCAAACGTGCCGAAAGTTTGTTTGCAAATCACGTTGCAAATGGCGTGATACAGGAATTAACGAACGGTAAGTTTAACGAAGTGTTTTACGTTTCGGGTAAATGGTTTCTTTCGTTCTATGATGCAGAAACGAAAAAACGTGTGCCCGAAAACACACCGTTCTGTTATGGTTTTTGTCTTTCAGAACAGGAACACGAAAAGTCTAGCAGTTACCCGAACATAACTACTATTGTTTTCGATGAGTTCCTTACAAGACGTTATTATTTGCCCGATGAGTTTATGCTATACATGAACCTGTTGAGTACAATTATTCGTCAGAGAAATGATGTTAAAGTCTTTATGTTAGGTAACACCGTGAATCAGTTTTGCCCGTATTTTACCGAAATGGGATTGAAACAGGTGCGAGTGATGGAACAGGGCACAATAGATATTTATAAGTTCGGTGAGCACGGTGCAACGGTTGCGGTTGAATATTGCAGTACTGTTGTAAAACAGAAAGCTAGTAACAAATATTTCTGTTTCGACAACCAAAATTTGCAGATGATTACGGGCGGTAAATGGGAACTAGCAGTATATCCGCACCTACCTGTAAAATATAAACCGAGTGACGTGTTATTTGTCTTCTATATTCAGTTTAACGAAATGACGTTACAGGGTAACGTGATACAGGTTGAGGACAAAGAAAACGGTGTGAATAATTTCATTTACATTCACAACAAAACAACACCGATTAAGGACACCGACAACAGTTTGATTTATTCGTTGCAAATGAACGGCAAACCGAACTACAAACGAAAGTTGTTGAGTACTGCAACGTATATAGAATCGCAGATAACTAAATATTTCGCTACCGATAAGGTATTTTATCAAAGTAACGAAATTGGCGAAATTGTTCGTAACTATTTAATGGCGAGTGCTCGCAGTAACATTATTACTTAATGAATGTTAACAGGGGTTAAAAATGTTTCACGTGAAACAATTTTTCCCCTGTTTATTTGGTGAAACCAAATAAAGTTATTATCTTTGCAACATCAAATAACAAAGTTAAAAATGCTATATGGATGCAAACGGAATAATCTCGCTTATTAGCAACGTTGGTTTCCCTGTTGCGGTGTGTATCGCACTATTCTTCTATATGGAAAAACAGAACGAACGACACCAAAACGAAACCGACAAGTTAAATGAAACGGTACAAAGTAACACAAAGGTGCTTACAGAACTTTGCACCTTAATTAAAACTTTAATTAAGTAAATGGAAAAAGAAAACTTATATAACAGGTTTCAAACAGAAGTTAAAAGCAAAGATACAGCATTATTCACATTTATGCAACGTGTTCTTTGTATGACTTCAAAGATGTTTGAATACACGGGCACACCCGAAACAATTCCACCTGTTGAACTTGAAAAGATTCTTCAAACAACGGGTAACGTTGGAATCGCAGAAGTGAACGGGGAACTGTATGCTTTACAGGGCACACGGGGTGGCGAGTGTGATGCCTATTATCACGGAAAAGATTACGTGGTGGCTAACCCGTGGTTAAATTTGAACAAGACGTTCAAGATTGATGAGGATATTGTAGTTATCAATAACACACCGTTTGCGGATTCGCTTATGCCTATTATCGGCAAATATGGTGTACTTTACACGGATGCCACAATAACTTTGAATTTGGCTAGCATATTGACCCGTATCACTATGTTAATTTCGGCAAGTGATGACAAGACCAAACAGAGTGCAGAATCGTTCTTACAGAAGATTTTGAACGGTGATTTTTCTGTTATCGGTGAAAATGCCTTTTTCAAAGGTGTGAATTTACAAACCCCACCGACACAGGGAAACCAACAAATCGGGCAATTAATTGAACTGTTGCAGTACTACAAAGCATCAATGTTCAACGATTTGGGTTTGAATGCAAACTATAATATGAAACGTGAGCGATTGAACACGCAAGAAGTTTCAATGAATATTGATGCGTTGATGCCGTTCGTTGATTCAATGTTAACAGAACGTGTTGAGGGTGTGAAACGTGTTAACGAAATGTTCGGTACGGATATTACCGTAACTTTGGGGTCAAGTTGGAAAATCGAACACGAAAATTATTTGTCGTTACTCAAAGCAACGGAAGACGGGCACGAACACACCGACACGGAAGACGTTGACCCTGTAACGGAAAACGAAACAGAAGAAACGCAAGAAACAGAAGAAACGGAAACAGAAACAGAAGAAACAGAAGAAACAGAAGAAACAGAAACAGAAACAGAAGAAACGCAAGAAGCAGAAGAAACAGAAGAAAAAGAAAACAAAGATGAAAATTAATGAACTTTTTACAACTGAAAACGGTTTATTTGATAAAATCTTTAAACCCCTGTTTCCTGTTTTGTATGAATCAATATTCGGGAATGACGACCCGAAAATAATAGATATTGATTTTTGTTTCAAATATGGAAACAGAACTTTGTGTGATGCCGTTACAAACGAAACTGCAAACGATATTGTAAAAAGTATTATTACAGTAAAGTTTGACGAATGGCAAAAACAGATTCAAGTGTTCAATAAAGAATATGACGTGTTGAACCCTGTAACGTCACATACAACGGAAACAACAAGTAACACCGTTGACGAAACAGGCAATAACAGCACAGTCGATTCAAGTGTAACCTTTAACAATGGAGATTTCGGAAATGACACGAAACAGCAAAGAGATTCCACAGGGAACAGACAAGAAACGGGCACGAAAACAACTATTAAGAACGGTGTTCCGTCTAGTGTTCCAACTAGTGAACTTATTCAAAAAGAAATGAGTTTGCGCAAAACTAATTTTAAAACGCAAGTGATAACAGAACTTGCAAAAGAGTTAACAATAGATATTTATTAATACTAAAATTTTATAAAAATGGAAGTAACACAGATTTATAAATTAGTTAACACCGTAAGCGGTGAAGTTTTGGGAAAAACCGGTTTGGTACACGAAGACCTTACAGGTTTGGTTGATTTGGGTAACGAAATCTTTAATCAGAATGCCGTTGACAACTATGTTAAATCGTTGGTTAACCACATCGGTAAGGTTGTTTTCGTGAACCGCCCTTATTCGGGTAAAGTTCCGAGTGTTCTTATGGATGCGTGGGAGTTCGGAAGTGTATTGGAGAAAATCAGCGCAGACGTTCCACAGGCTGAGGAAAACGACACGTGGAATCTCAAAGACGGTACAGAGTACAAACAGGATGTTTTCCACAAACCGACCGTTTCCGCTAAGTTCTTCAACTCAAAGGTAACTTTTGAAGTTCCTGTATCAATTACCGAAAGACAGGTAAAGGAATCTTTCAGCAGTGCAGAGCAGTTGAACGGCTTTTTGTCTATGATTTATTCCGCGGTTGAGAAATCAATGACTATCAAGACGGATGCGCTTGTTATGCGTACAATTAACAATATGATTGCGGAAACGTTGAATGCCGACAAAACCGCTTTCGGTTTCGTACCGACAACAAACGAAACTGTTGACTATGCGAGTGCGTCAACAGTTCGTTGCGTGAACCTGTTGAAACTTTACAACGATAAGACGGGCGCACATTTGACTGCTAGCGCAGCAGTAACCACACCCGATTTCATACGTTTTGCAGCCTATACAATGGGTTTGTATTCCGACCGTTTGCAGACAATTTCAACTTTGTTCAACGTTGGCGGTAAGGAACGATTCACACCGAAAGACGTTTTGCACACCGTTCTGTTGTCCGATTTCGCAGCCGCAGCCAAAGCATACCTGTATGCCGACACATTCCACAGCGAGAATGTTTTGTTGCCACAGGCTGAAACCGTTGCAAGTTGGCAAGCAACAGGCAAAGACTATGCTTTTGCCGACGTTTCAAAGGTTGACGTAAAATCAGCAAGCGGTGCAACCGTTTCTGTTAGCGGTGTGTTGGGTGTGATGTTCGACCGTGATGCGTTGGGTGTTACAAATTTGGATAAGCGAGTAACCACCAACTACAACGCAAAAGCAGAGTTTTTCAACAACTATTTCAAGTTTGATGCGGGTTACTTCAACGACACAAACGAAAACTTTGTTGTGTTCTTTGTTGCCTAATTTTTAGTTGTTTAACTGTTGGGGTGTTCCTGTAGTTGATAGCACAGGGATGCCCCTTTTAGCTTTTAAGGTATGGTTAAAATCAAAACTTTCATTTACAACGGTAAACCGAATGAAGTGAACAAGACTTTACAGGAAAACGAAGAATATACGGGTGCGTTGAATGCAACGTTCAACGTGTTAACCCCTGTTGTTCGTTTCAGAACACGAACCCCTGTAACGTTTAACTATGTTTATATCGAAAGTTTGAACCGTTATTATTTCGTTTCTGAAAAACAACAGGATGGCGATATTTGCACCGTTCGTTTACGTGTTGACGTTCTGTTTACTTATAAGGACATTATTTTAAACAGTAGTGCAACGTTGACAAAAAGCGAAAACGGAAACAAATATCTTTCAAACCGTTCAAACGTTGTTGACGTTCGACCTAATATCAGAAAACTAGATTTTCCGAATAAGGGGTTGTTGAACGAAACAGGTAGTATTGTTATGGTAACTATTAAAGGTAACGTTTAATTATGGCAAATTTATTGAGATACGATACAACTTATTTAAAGGGTGATGTTACAATTACCGACAAACAGGGAACGGATGCCCACCACTTCAATGTAACGGTAAAGGGTAACGGTGACGGTACATTTAGCAATTTAAAAGCAACGTATCAAGATTGGGATGGCAATTATATTAAAGACAAACCGTTTAACGTATCGGGTAACGTTGCAACACTTACTGTTTATTGTTCCAAAGGTGACGAAATCACGATAACGGGCGAATTTGTTGCAAGTTCGCCAACGCCAACGAACTTGTTAACTTATGACACAACAGGTTTGACGGGTGACGTAACAATAACCGACCAACAGGGAACGGATGCCCACCACTTCAATGTAACGGTAACGGGTAACGGTGACGGTACATTTAGCAATTTAAAAGCAACGTATCAAGATTGGGATGGCAATTATATTAAAGACAAACCGTTTAACGTATCGGGTAACGTTGCAACACTTACTGTTTATTGTTCCAAAGGTGACAAAATCACGATAACAGGTAGTTTTATATCGGGTGTTCGTGAACTTCAAATAACAAACAATATTCAGAACACAACGGCAAGTTCGGTGGCAAGTGAAACAAATTACACCGTAACGGTTACGGGAAACGCAAAGGGAATGTTTAACGGTACACCTACAATAACATACGGTGGCGAAACCTACAATATGACTGTAACGAACCAAACCGCAACGGCTATTGTGCCTATAGCAACGGAATCGGTTATTATCAACGGTGAGTATTTGTTAGGCGATTTTATCGAAGTTGATTACGGTTTGACTAATTGCGAAATCGTTGGTGATAAACCTGTAAAGGTCAAAACGGGTCAAAGTTACACGTTTAATTTTAGAGCAAACCCGAATGCGGAATTAACCGAGATTCGAACAAATTACCAAAATGAAATGGGTGATTGGGTTGCTAAACAGGGCACAATTTCAGAAGATAAACAAACGGGAAATATAACGTTTGAACTTACAACAGGGGCGGCACATTTAACTGTTTATGCAAATGCCGATGTAGTGCAACCGCCAACGATTAAAAATTACGGTGCAATAAACGTTTATATCATTACGTTGGATAATTTGGATGAGTTTGCAAAGAAACGATTCTTTGTTCAAACAGGGGAAACAGAAACGGGAACAAGCTATTCAGAAGTGAATTTGGGTGCTTATGTAAACCGTATCAAAAGAATCTTTGCAACCGTTCCCGTTGGCGGTGATGATGTTCTGAAATGCGGTAACTACAACACGGGGATAAAGGTTAAATATCCCGATAGTGATGTTATGGTGCTAGATTTCGGAAACGTTGAACTAACAGGGGCAAACGGTAACAATGAAGACTTTAACGCACAGGTACAGATGTTTATTCCGTGTAGGGGTGTTGTTACTATAGATAGTAAATATATCGGTAAGACGATTAATTTAACTATCAAAGTAAACGTTATTACAGGCGATTCTGTTGCGTTGTTATCGTGTGACGGTGTGACGTTCCAAATTGAAAGTTTTTCTTTGTCACGTGATGTTCTTTACCGTTTGGGAACGGATTTAAACGTTGTTGGCGGTGAACAATGGAACGAACAAATTTTGTACGGTTTAGAACCTTATGTATTGATTACTGAGAATTTAACCGTTGATGTTCATGTAAACAACACGCAAGAAAACGTAACGATAAATGCGGTAACGGGATTCGCACAGTTTGCCAACGTGAATTTGAACACGGCAAATTTGTTGGTAGATGAATATAACGAAATTGTTTCACAGCTTGAAACAGGTGTTTATTTATAAAAGAAAACGGGCGGTAAAATTGTTACCGCCTGTTTTCTTATCTTTTATTATTAAATTCGTTGGCTAAACCTTTGCCACAAATAAAATCTAAGGCACGGTTTTTCTTTGCTTTTTCTGTATCAAGTTTGCAAGAAATAGTTTTTATTACTAAGGTTTGCGCCTTTAATGTTCCGATAACAGAATTTAAAAGCATACCGTTTGTGCCTGTTGTTTCTTCTGCTATATACTGCAAATTTTCTGTTGAAACTTTAATAGACTTCAACAAAATTTCTATTGCTTTTTCCAAAACTATTTCTTTTCAAGATTCATTATAATTTGGTTACGGGGTTTGCCGTTACGTGAACAAACTGAAACGTGAAACCAAAAACTTTTTGACCCTTTGCGGTGTTCCTTTATAAATTGGTCAAAACCGCCTGTTTCTCTTAGAACCTTTTCTAAAGATTCCATATCAGCACACACCACATCGGCTGCTAGACCTTTGAGGTGTTGACTGTTAGCAACACCGCCCACCGCTTTATTTAACATCGGTGAACGATAACCGCTATTAATCAGAATCGGTTTACCTAACTTTTCACGGATGCCGTCTAAATAATCAGCAAGACGATTCAAGTTGTCAACTACTTCAAACGTTGGCAAATTGTCAATGCCCAAACGTTTTGCCGTTGATGAGGTAATAAACTCTTTCAAACTAAAATACTTAATCTTTTTCATACAAATATTATTTAGGTGAAACAATAAACCACTTGCGAGAATCTTTGTGCGTTGGAAAACGACCTTTGACCGTTATCTTACAATCTCCCTGTAAATAGTCGATTTTGTTGTTGAAAAACTCGCTTACTTTGTCCGAACGAACCATATACACGGTTTCTTTGTCGGTTTGTGTCAATGTAACCTTAAAATATGAATGTTCCATATATAAATTATTTTGTGTCCTATAAACTTTGTGTGGATATATAAACCGCCACCACAAAAAGATTCAAAACGATTTTCAAACTTAAACTTTTCAACTCTAATCATAACTTTATGTTTGTGCCTGTAAGGGGTGAACCTTACAGGCGGTTAAACATTTATTTGATTCTTTTGCTTGTTTGAATCAACTGTAAGAACGAACTAGCATTCTTACCTAATTTGTTGCAGAGTTGAGTGACGCAGCAACCATATTCGTTGATGTAGTTTAAACTATCTTTTGATTCAAAGAAGGCATAAACGTCTTTCGTCAACTTTGGCAATCTGTTGTGCTTGATGTAGTTTGTTTCGTGTTCAAACATAACTTTTGCCACATCAGCAAAAACACCTGTAACGATTTGCGTTTCACGTGATGTTTCAATTTTTACACGTGTACCGTCAACAGATAAAACGGTTTCAAACTCTAAAGTAATTTCATACGTTTCCATTTTCTTGTATTTTAAAGGGTTGAACTAAATTTCTAAATCTGTTGCAAAGATACGACTTTTCCACGAACCCACCAAATTATTTTTGTTAAATAATGCAAAAAGTTTAATTTAAATCTTTTTATCATCTATACAATTTGTTCCACGTGAAACATTCACTTTGCCACAGTTCCACGTGAAACATCATTTTT